CTTTGGTTCCCATGTAGCTGTGGAGCAGAGCAGGTGGAATGTTCAGTCCGCGTGCTACGTCTTCAACGCTGAAAGCACGAGTCTCGATGAACTGGAGATGCTGGAACGGAATACCCATGTGAACAGGCTTCAGTCCCTGTTCGAGGATACGGGTACGGAAGATGTCTTCCAGCGGAGCGTTGGGGTCGTCTGTGAAGTTGGCTTCGAGACGCTTCAGGACTTCAGGAGCCAGTCGGTTCTCTGTCGTCAGGAACATCTGCGTAGCGATGCCACGACTGTAGAACTTCCAGCCGAACTCTTCAGAAGCACGGTAGAGATCCAGAGACACCTCAGAACACTCTACGAAGCCGATAGCACGGTGGTATTCCGTATCGAGGACTTTACCCTTGAAGTGGGCAATGTCGCTCTTAGGCAGCAGCAGAGGCTCTGTACGGATGTCGCGAGAGGATACTCCTGTGTCAATGCGGTACAGAAGTTCGCCTTGAACAGCTTTACGACCCGTAGATAGTTGTTCCTGACCAGAAGCACGAGAGATGTTCCCTCGTGTAATTCTGGACGGGTGAATGTAGTACAGGCGGGACGTACGACCTTGGAGGTCACGCTCTCGGTAGAAGTAACAGTTACCGTCCATCAGGACATCGTAGACGATTGTCAGGAGACCGTCGTCGGAGGATAGTTCTGGATGGAAGTAATGAGAGAAGATACGCGATGCTGGGTTATCCGTTGTCGGTACGACTTTCGTCTTGGCTTGGGAGCCAGCTTCCAGAGCGTACATACGACGAGGAATGGAACCGATCATGCCAGTGTAAATATCAATGGCACACTTAACGGCAGACAGTTTCAAAGCAGCAGTCGTGTTGTTGGTATACTGCTTCTCGTGGTTCAGTACGCCAAACAGGTTCTTCCATGACAGCGTACCCGTAGTATTAAGTACGATGTCGATTAAGTTGCCGACAGCGGTCTTGGAGATAGTATCTTTTGGTTTGCGAGAAAACCAGCCCATGTGATGTCCTATTTCAAACCACGGATTTCTGTGATGGTTTCAACTTCAGGGTACATCCATGCTCCCATGGCCATTAACCCCGCTACGATACCGTCGATCTTGTTTGTAGACTTCGATCTGTCCGGTCTGCGTTGTCCATCTCTGGACTGCACGATAACTACGTTTCCGATCATCCAATCAAGGACAGGGTGTCCGCCATGCTGGAATTGGTGGTCGATAGCCAACGCTTCCATTCGACGGCAAGGCTCATTCATTCCGGCAAAGGACTGGGGGTAAGCTCTAGCTGGAAATCCGTATTGCTTGAGGGTGGTGTAGATATGATGTGATCCCCAGCGGTCGAAGCATATCTCTCGACAACCGGAGAAATGGGACAGGATACCTTTGTTGTTTCCATCCCCGAGCATGGCAGTAATGATTGCGTTCTCATCGACTGTATCCAAAGGGGATGTCGCATTGATGACACCTGATTCCCACCACTGACTGTAAGGTAGGTTCTGCTCTTGCGATCGCTGGTAGATGGAGGTTGCAGGACACCAGCCCCAATGTAGCATAACACCGTACTTAGGAAACCACAAGTTCAGTGATGCAATATCGTTCACCGAAGCGTTGTCGAATCCAGCGTAGCATTCTTCCTCCTGCAGGAACTCAACCTGACGAATGAACCACGACCAGTAAAGCTGGTAACGACCAATGTACACGTCGACCGAAGTTGCCGTAGTAAATTTCTGGTCGTTAGCAATGTTGCACCAGAACGGGTGCTTCGACATCCACTCTTTGATAGCAGTGATCGACAGTAATGGGGTTTCAGGACTGGCATTTCCGTTGGCCCAGATGTGGGATGGAATCCAAGCTGTTTCTGTTTTGGTTCGGACGTTAAGGTGGAGACGAAGGAATCGGTTAAGTTCTACAGGGTTGTTTTCCGCGTTTCGTACAAGCCGTTGAAAGTACTCTGTCGTGATACTCTTACCGTAGTTTGGATTAGCCTTCATCCAAACTTTCTCAGAACGAAAATCGTCAGAGATATCGGCTTCGTAGATCACTGGAAGGAAGGTAGGCTCCCATTGTTTGTCAGATGCAATGGCTTTTGCTTTGTCGTAAAGACTGTTACATACCGATGGACGATCGTAGTCGGCTGTTGTGGTATACACAATCAGTGCTTGCCGTCTTGCTCCTGTTCCGGTTAGCAACACGTCAATAAGTTCTGCGTTAGGGTGAGCGTGGACTTCGTCGATGTACACAAACGAGGGAGATAGTCCGTGTTTACTATCAGCCACTGAGGACAAGACTTTGAATATGGTTCCATCCGTATGCTCAAACGACCTTGTAGACCTGAATACTTTTTTGTCGCGTAAACGAGACAGTAACTTAGGGTTGTTTTCAATCATGTATTGTGCATGCCTGAAGTTATTCGAAGCCTGTTCAACATCCGACGCCGCACAAAACAACTGACCTCTTTTCTCTTTGTCCACGAAGAACATAATCAATGACACAACTGCACCGAATGCTGTAGTTTTGCCTTGTTTACGAGGGCAGTAGATAAAGCACTCTTTATATCTTCGGTAATCTGTGCCTACCTGTTTCCAGCAAAACATGTTGGCGTAAATGCACGACTGCCAAGTTTCTGGTATGAAAGGTAGTCCTGTGTTTTCAGCTTCTGGGTAGCAGCACTCGTTGACAATGAAGTTAATAATTCTGTCCCATTCCTCGCAGTCGAAGTAGTATCCTTCTGCAGATACAAATGGGTTGTACGTTGGCAAACCTTTGATAAACTTGACGGTGTTTACTTCCTTCCATTTCCAGCCGATCAGCTTGCCGTGCTCATACAAGGTTTCAGGAATTCTTATTTTGCTGGGTCCACGTACGTACGCAGATTCTGGAGATGTATCCAGTTCGAGTGTGTCTATGTTCATGGGGGTATTCGTTCAAGCAGTTACTGACGGGTCAGTGCGTCTTCAGCGGACCATCCTTTTGCTATTCTTCTACGAATACTATAGGACGGAATTCCGACAGTAGAGGACCACTGAGAAAGGCACATTGTCTTACCGAACGCTGTAATGAGCCTTGAATTTCTTTTGTTGCGATTTTGGTCTAGCTGCACGGCCCACACACAATTGTCAGGATTGTAACCTTTGTTGTTATTCTTGCGTTCGATGGAATGCTTGCTTGATGGCGGGTCTCCCATGTCGGCATAGAAGTTGTTAAAGTCCAACCATCTATCGCACAAAGTTATTCCTCGCTCGCCGTAGTGGAGGTAGTCTTGGTTGTTCGGATTTAGACATCGAGCTTTTACGTGCATCCAAGTGTTATAGACTTTGCTATGCCTCTTTCCGTGCCGAGTTGCTCGTTTTGACTGCATGGCACGCTGAGCACAACCACACGAACTTGACTTGCCTGATTTCACATTATGAACCTGACATAGACTGAAATTTCCGCACACACACGAGAACACTGCTAAAGTGTTGGGCATTCCCTTAATTCGGAACAGGGGGCCTACTTGTGTCAGAGAACCGTGGGATACATAAGTGTCAGGGTGTTTTATAAACATACTACTGTCCTTCGAATGTAACGGTGTCTGTCTCGAAGGACATCACATCTGTTCCTGTACCTGTCCAAAGGAACGTCAGGATGCCAGAGTACTTGTACTTCTTGAGTCCCTTGGCTGTTTCTGAGGCAGGAAGTTCGATAACAGCATATGGAGCACCAGCACCTGTTCCGGTACCCGGAGGATCAACGAATGTCGCTGATCCTGTAATGACTCGTGTAGAGTCTGTCTCGCCTGATCGTTGAAGCGTGAAAGTAACAGAAGCATCAGCAAAGTTCAGAGAGCCTGTCGAGGACAGTGGTGTGCCGTCAGTATCAACGATTGGTATCTGGATCTCACGACCATTCTGTTCCGTGTAGGAATCACCGATCGTAAGAGTTTCTGGAAAGGAAGTAATGGTTCCGGGTTCGAGTACTGCTGCAGCCAGCAAGGAAGTAATAGCACCAACAGATCCGATCGTATCCGTCTTGGTTTGGATCACATCCAATTGAGCAAGGATCTCTTCCTGTTTAGCAAGCGTAGCATCCCCAGATCCACCACCACCTCCACCAGCAGGTGCTAGCTCCAGCATGTTCGCAGTAAACTGGTAGACAGCACCGTCGACGACCAATCCGGTATCAACCTTGTCTAAAATAGTTTTGGCCGCAGCCAATGCAGCACTCGTCGCCAGCCCACTCTGAATCTGACTCACCGGATGGATATGCAGCGACACGATGGTAAACGCCACTCCGTTGACCGGAGCCGATGTCAGAGGCTCCTCTAGCACGATAGTCTTTGTGGCTCCCACATAGTCTACTATCGAACGAACCTGACCGGCCAATGCCCCGTCAGTGAACACCAGCATCGAGTCGTTGTAGAAGTTATCAACCGCTGAATCGAGGCCAGTGATAAACGTAGTTGTGGTCGCAGACGCATCAATGACAGTCGAGTCAATTTGCTGGAATGCTGTTG